GATTCAATCCCAATACAACCGGGTTTGACTTGTCCAACGTGTTGAGAGAAATAAACGCAGTGTTGTTGACTCCGATGCCGATTTGAGATACGATACGAATGTGTTTGAGATAAAAACGTCCTTGCGCCAACAAAAGCGCTTTTGTTGTGCCCAAGCAAGATTTCACCATTTGCTCTTTTTTACGTTGATTTTGGGCCCCTTTTTACCAGAGTTTTTGGGGTCATACGACTCCTCTTCATCATCCGAGTGCAGATCTTTGGATATTTCCCAGAATTCCTTAGAGCCCAGCTTGAACGGACCGTGCTGTTGCGCCTTGTACCAGAAGATTTGTTCGTGCAGTTTATTGGATTTCGCATTGTTATTTATAACAAGACATTCAAAATTTTCAGTGCATTGGTCCATAACCTGTGCGAACGACTCAAATGTTGGAAACATACCCGCATAATTTTCCCATATACGCTTACGATTTGCGATATAAGGTTCTCTCAATATAAACACATAATCAATATTTGTTCTCAAATTTGGTGGAATACCGAGAGGATACTGCATAGTAATAATAAGCATGATTTTCCAATGACGACCATTCATAAATAATAAACGCATCATTTTATCTTTCGTCCATGTATTATCATATAAACAATCATCCAAAATAACAAATGCTCTTGGGTCTATGCTTGAACGCTTATAATGTTCGGTTTCCTTTTTTACTTGTTTTAAAACTGTTCTTTGTCTTTTAAGAACATTTTCTACAATACCACTGCTATATTCGTCGTGAATAAATAATTTTGGAATGTGGGAACTATAAAAACCGTTTCCAGCTTCTGTTCCAGAAATTACTGTTCCGATTGGAATGTCTTGGTGATTGTATAATAAATCACGAACTAAAAAACTCTTTCCGGTATCCCTCCTTCCTATTAAAACAACAACTGGACCTTTGTTCTCGTCTGGTTTAAAACTGATATGCCTCATATCAAATTTTTTTAATTCTAAAGTCATTTACTTATTTATACTTTTTTAGAAAATAATGTATATTTGATTACGCATTCATTTTTTACGTTTATACCTTTTACACCTTTTCTCATTTGAAACGCCCAATTTACAGGGAATAAAAACAAGAAAAATAGTAAAGTCAATAGTAGGGATTTCACCTACGATGGTCTAACTTTTTCCATTGAGAGTGCAATGGTGAAAGACGCTTTAGTGATTTCTAACGCTCTTCTTTATGAGACTCATTTGTTTGTCTTCGGGACTCACTCATAAAGGTTCATTATATGAAGCAGGTAAAATCAAGGAAACCATAAATTACAATACATTAGCATATTAGTCTTTATATTGTTTTGGTATGCTTAATGGCGATAAAATGGGCGTTTCAAGTGAGAAAAGGTGTAATCTTTATAAAATTATATTAAACAGTAAATAATAATTAATATTACTTAAAATATGCCTTACGGTATATTATTTTTTATCAGTAATGAATGTTTCCCACATTTTCTGCAACGTTTCAGTCTTCCCTAAAATTTCACATTTGTCTTTATAATTTCTTACTTGTGTTGTTATCCAACGTGCCAATGTTTTCTCTTCTTCTGTTTCTGATTTTATATCTGGTCTTTTATTGTTTATGTCAATGAAACGTTTACATTTATCAAATTTTTCTAACCATTTTTCTTCTGGTGTCATAAAATATAATTTGTATTTATCGTTACTAATAAAATCTTCCCACATTTTTCTTATGGTTTCATTAATATAAACTATTTCTTTTTTATTTTTATATTTATCAATCTGATGGTCTAACCATTTACCAAGTTCTTTATCTTTTTTATTTTTACACTTATAATATGTTGGTTTCTCATTATGTTTATCTATATATTTCTTTACATTTTCAATATTTGAAACCCAAAATACATCTGGTGTAACAAAATGCTTTTTATATTTTTCATCATTTATAAATGCTTCAAATAAAACGCGAATATTATTGTCTTTCATTCTTTTAACATTTTTTTTATAATTTAATATTTGGTCTGTTATCCATTTACCAAGTTGTTTTTCAGTATTATCTGTGCTTTTTTCATATGGTCTTTTATTTTTTTCATCTATATAGTTTTTCACTTGTTTTAATTTATAAATCCAGTAATCGTTTAAATTCAACATCATATACTTTTTGTATTTATCATCATTTATAAAATCTTCCCACATTTTTTTAATTTTTTCATTTTTCATAGTATATACATTTTTTTTATAATGTTGTTTTTGAACACATAGCCATCGTGCTAAACTATATTCTTCATACGAAACATTAACATTTATTGTTCTTTTATTATTTATCTTTACATAACCATCTCTTGGTCGTTTTTGATATGTATCAATAAACTCTTTGCTTTTTTGTAAATTATTTATCCATATTTTTTCATATTGGTCGCTTTCACCCATACTATCAACAATCAAGTTATATCTACATTCAAATATATCTTCTTCATCATTGTCTTCTACATCATCGTCATCTTCTTCATCATCTTCATCTTTTTCTTCTATTTTACAACGCTCAATATTGATATATCCACCAATATCCTTTCCATCAATAGATTGTTTGAGACGCTCATCATATGTTGATAACTGTCCTATAAATGTCTGAATTCTTTCCAAATCGCTTTCATGTGTAAATGGAACATAAATACTCGCAATCTTTTTATCATTGTGTTTTCTCAATGCTCTTCCAATAGCTTGGATAATAAATATTTCACTCGTTGAAACACAAAGAAAGAATACCGAACAAATATGCGGTGCGTTGAACCCTTCTACCAATATACGAATATTCACCAAGAATTGAATTCGTCCTACTTCAAATTCAGAAAATAGTCTTTCGCGTTCTTTGTATGTCGTATCCGCATCAATATATCCAGCACATCCTTTTCGTAATTTATTCAACATTTGTGTGAATTCTTTTCCTTCATAACAAGATGGCGCATATATAACACAATGAGATTCGTGTTGTTTATGAACTAAATAACTCGCAAGATGTTCGTTAGTAATATTTTCCTCATCAAATATTGGAAATACGAATTGATAGTCACATAAATAACCTTCTTGTATCGCTTGTCTAACTTTATACTCATAAAAGAGCGAGCCGTCTTCGTCTGGCTTATCTAATGTCGCTGAAATATAGATAGTTTTATTTGTTTCAGATAGCGACTGAATGCATTCCATATAAGACATTTGTTCGTCTTCATCTTCATCTTCGTCTTCGTCATAATCTTCTTCGCCATTTTCTATATAATGTTCTAATTCAGAATCCATATATCTCTCTGGTCGTTTGATATGGTGTGCCTCATCAATACAAAATCTATCAAACTTATCTTTTTGGTCGTATATGTTTGAAAACGAATCATACACACAAATTACGATTGTTTCTCCATCATATTTTTCCAAATTATTGTTCTCTCCAGTTCCAATAAGGTATGGTTTAATACCAAGATATTTACATTCTTTCGCCCATTGAACCATCAATACAATACGAGGAACCAAGACAAGTAATAATTCATTTCGATGTTGAATGTGGTAATGTAATATGATTGCGGTTTTACCGCACCCAGTCGGAATACATAAATATACATTTTTGTTTTCATTTTTACCCGTTTCTAAAAGCGAAATAGATGTAGTTTGATAATGTCTGAGAACATTTGGTTCTACAGACAATGTATTTGTAGGAATATCTAATTTTTGAATTTTCTTACATGATGCTTTGAAATCTTTTCCTGCGATGGTTGTATCAATGATAGTTTTATCTTTCACATATGATTTTATCAATTCACATAATTTTGATTCGCGTGTTCTATATAATATTTTATCAGCATCCTTGAATTTGTAACAGCATCCAAGAAATGTAGCAAAGTTGCCCCAATTGATACGCCCATTATATAATTTCATCTGCGATACACGATTGCCTTCTACATCCCAAGCGTCAATACCCATATCGCGTGGCATACACTTCTCCTCTCTTATTTGAGGATGGACGTCATCCCAAAGAATAAATATAGAATTATATTGGATACTGAGCTGAATACATGCGAACCATTCAAATGATTTATGTAGATGTTCGCTATATGTAGCAGTATCAATATCAATGTTATACAAGTCTTCATAGATATATTTTGTGTATAGTTGAATATGTTGTTCCATGATTGTGATTGTATTTGTTATTGTTAATAATAAACATTATTATGAATTACAATCAATTTTTATTTATTAGTTTGAAACTTGTATAAATAGTATTTTGATTGACTATTATGGAGCTTTCATATCAAAAAAACGATAATTCAAAATTATTTTCTTCTTTAGTAAAACCCGATTTATTAAATGTTACAACTATACAAAATTATATTCCTATTTATTCACGATTTTTTGCTTTGACAAATGCCAATTATAATTCAATTAATTTGAAGCAAACCTATTCTCTCTACAACATTACTTCCAAATATTCTGAAAATACATTTCAAGGTAAGGTGAAGGATAGTTATGGAAACACACATACGAAGGATATATTTTTTAAATATTCGCCATTGCTTGACCCTGTAAAATATATGATTGGTAAGTATAATGTGAATGATAAGGACAAAGGCAATGACAATGGCAAAGATAATGATACGCTATTTAACCTTCCATCGTTTATAAATAATCATTCACACAAAAAGATGAGAGATACGAATAATACGGCATATATTGATTCTTTTTTTTCTTATTTATCCAGCCAACTGCTTCATCATCATGGTTTTATTCATGGACTTGATTTTTATGGTTCATTTATTTCTATTAAGAATGACTTTATGGTGAATGTATGTGACGATATGGATTATTTAACAGCGTCTTCTTTTTTTAAGAAGAATTTGGGACATCTTTTTACATTAGACCATACGATTGAAATGCCATCCGATACAAGAACACACAAAGAACCTATAAAAATTAGTTCAGAGAGTGATAATAAGATATATATCCAATTAGCGGATATACATGATTTGGATGAGTTGGATAAGATATTGGCAGACAGTAATGTGAATGAGAATGCGAATACAAATGAAACGCCATTGGAGTTGCTTTATAATCATTCCAAATCTATGAAAAAAGACGCATCAAAAAGTTCCGATTCTAAAAGCAATAACACGACTGATTCGGGTTCTACATGTAGTTCTCGTTCATCAAACACTGAAAACGATACGAATGAAAATAGAGAGAATTGTAAAGAAGCGTATGATGAAAATGACAATGAAAAAGTGAATAATGAAAAAGCGAATAATGATAATGAAAACACTGACAATGATAATGAAAAAGCTGTTAATGAAAACGCAGATAATGAAAACGCAGATAATGAAAACGACGATGAAGAAGACGATGATGATGAAGAATATAGCAGCTCGTATGAAGAAGACGATGAAGATAATGTCATGGCTACCATAAAATCATTTCCAGTTCAATTAATTGCGTTAGAAAAGTGTGAAGATACGCTGGACTCATTAATAGTGAATAATAAATTAACTGATGATGAATGGGGTTCTATTGTTATTCAAATACTTATGTCACTCATTACATTTCAAAAAGTATTTCAATTTACACATAATGATTTACATACGAATAATGTGATGTATATGAATACCGATATTCCATATTTATATTACAAGGTGAATAATAAAAGATATAAGGTTCCAACATTTGGACGCATATTTAAGATTATAGATTTTGGGCGTGCGATATACAAGTATCGTAAAACTATAATTTGTAGTGATAGTTTTAGTCGTGATGGTGATGCTACAAGTCAATATAATTGCGAGCCGTATTTGAACCCAAAAAAGCCGCGTTTAGACCCAAATATGAGTTTTGACCTTTGTCGTTTAGGTTGTTCTCTCTTTGACATGATTGTAGATGATGATGAATGTATTTGTGATGAAAGTAAAAACAATAAGTTACATAAATGTGAAGGTGTAAAATGTTTTGAATATATAAAATCGCCTATATTGCGAATCATCATTAATTGGTGTATGGATGATAAGAAACGAAATGTATTATATAAAACAAATGGTGAAGAGAGATACCCCGATTTTAAGCTTTATAAAATGATAGCAAGAACGGTTCATAATCATGTTCCTTTGAATGTATTACAAAATGTATATTTTGATAGATATATTGTGAATGAAACCGATACGAAAAAGATTGATAAGAAAAAAACGAGGCAATCGGAACAAATAATAATGATGGATATTGATGCTATTCCTTGTTATGTGTAATGATATTTATTCATACACATTTACACCGACAAAGATAACAATAACCTCTCACTTGAAAAGTGCGAAGGTGTAAAATTGAATCTTTTTATAGTTTATATATTACTTAAATACTACACATAGACACATTTGATTTAGAGCAACACATGCCTGGTTGGGTTACATATGAAGATGAAAAAACTCCCAAAAAATATAAAAAAATAACAGACATTACAAATAAAGAAAAAGTTATCAAAATAGATTTTTCTAAATGTAATATGAAATGCCTTCCAAAAGATATGATTTTTCCAAAATTACAAACTTTAAACATTGATAATAATAAATTAGAATCATTTCCTGTATCACTTATAAAAAATTGCCCTAGTATAACTTCTATTAGTTTCAATAATAACCAATTTAAAACACTACCAGACAATATGAACTTCCCAAATTTAAAAATGTTTGAATGTTCTTATAATAAGTTATCATCACTACCATACAATATGAACTTCCCAAATTTAGAGACATTTATTTGTTCGGAAAATAACTTGTCATCACTACCAGACAATATGAACTTCCCAAATTTAAAAATGTTTGAATGTTCTTATAATAAGTTGTCATCACTACCAGACAATATGAACTTCCCAAATTTAGA